AGACTGTGACGCTGACTGACTTGAAATCAAAGTTGCGATAGAAGGAACCCACCGGCTCGGTGGTAGAAATGAACTTGTTGATTTCCTTAGCCGTTTCATCCCTCTTGTTCAACTTTGATCCCAGCATTGTCACTGCTCTGTCGATATCGCTACCGGCCTGAGAGTAGATGGATAGGGTCATAACCTCTCCCTCAACAGCCCACAGATTAGATGTGGACGAACGCGTGTATGCATACACTACGTAAGGGAAATTGAAGTTGTTGAACTCTGGCTGCTGCTCTGCTGTGGTAATCGGAGTCAGCCCGCCATAGTTAACCTTATCCCAAAGGAGTTCTTGTTGAAGCAGTTGCCATATGTACTTACGCAATGCGTGGGCACCGGCCTTTCCCCAGTCACTTGCCTCCATAATTCACGTCCAATCCAAATGTTCCGTTTTTGTCGATATACTTGCTTGCGCTCGCATAACTGCGAGCCTTTCCCTTCACCAGAGCCTCAGCCCTGTTGCGGCCAGACTCAAATGCCGCAAACTTATAGCCACGCTTCTTTCCAAACGTGGTCAGACCGAAAGAAGATGATGCTGTCTTCTTCTTTCGTGTCGCTTCTCTGCCGATGACACCGAGGTCATTCTCGACCACATTACGTACATTGTCATCCCAAATCTTTGGAGCAGTCCTGTTCCACCAGTTGAGCCATGCTGCTGTGAACATTCCGACCGTTCCCTGACCACCAGAGCCATCCTGTGGGTTTCCAGCGCTGAAGTCCTGATACGTTTCCATACCGAACTTGTAGTTGCCGGGTGCTCTCCACGTAGGGATGAACAGGCGCTTTGCCCACTTCGGGCGCACGCGTGCGGGAAGGTCATACTCCATCATTGGAGCCTTCCAGTAGAAGAAGTATGTCCTAGGCTTGAGGTCTGCAATGACTTCCTTGTCTACCTTGGCGATAGGGTCATTGGTCCTGAGGGGATCACTCATTCTTTCCTGTGGTGTCAGAATGGGTGCCTTAGAAGCAACCCACTCAAAGGTGGCCTCCCGCATGGTTCCTCTACCAATCATGGAATGTCTCCATAGCCTACCGGCTGGATTTCCAATCATTCTCCACTCGTAAACGTGATTGTAGTTTGAAGGGTTTGACGCCGCGATGGTGTCTATGGTAAGGTCGAAAGCCTCGGCCATCTTTGAGTGTGCCATGTTCATGACAGACGTTAGATAGCGGTCGGTGGCAATTTCTGTCACCATCCCCTTGATGAACCCAGCCGTAGCATAACCGTCTTCAAAGTCCATCTCCAAAGACATTGCTGGTTTAGCCATGTTGCTGCACCTCTGCTCGCTGCAAAAGAGCCATGTTCTCGATGTGCTTGCCAAAAGGATCAGTGATAGGTGTTACACCCAAAACATCGAATACAGTGGCAGCGCTATCGAATTCCTCTTCCTTCCAGATGATCACACCATCTCTGTTCTTGATGTTTGTGATTCTATCGCGCTTTGTCACAACGATTCCGGCAGGGAAAGACATCTTGGCAAAATCCACGTTCTCGTAGATACCAGCCGGGGTATAGCGTTCTGTGGTACCAGCCACACGTATGCCTCCATCAACAACCCCTCGTACAATACAAGGTATTTCACGTTGCTGTGTTCCGGGCGTATCCACATCGGAATCAGTGACCCAGACTCTAGTGATTTCTCCCGTGTCCTCGTCTTGTCTGTCAACCCAATGTCCCTCTGTATCTGGTGCTGTCGGTCCTTGATTCAATACCGTGGCGAACATGTTGAATCTTGCGCTAGTGATGCAAGAAAACAACATCAGATCACGGCCATCCTGCTGACCACGAATTTGGACAACAGTTGGTCAGCCGATAGACTGCCTGTGCCCGAGAAAGCCTGAGAGTTGAAGTCGAAGCGCCAGTCTGCCGCTCTGATTGACTTGATATAACGGTCACGCCACGTTGACTCGTCACATGCGAACTCACCGGCCAAAATCAGTGCCGCCTGCTTTACCTCTTCTGGTACACTTCTCCATCCGAAGAATCCAGACACTTCATAGCGGAAGTTGTTTCTGAAGGAAGTACCTGAGTATGGATATGGATCGTAGATTGGGCCACCGGCCATGTTTCCAACGATTGCACCGCTCGGAAGTAGACCCCTGTATACCTCAACGCCGTATCCATCAGATACCACCTTGTATCCAGCACCAGAGAAATACCCATCCAAAGAGATGATGCGCTTGGGAGACTGTAGAATTGAAGTTCCATTGCCGTAGAGCGTCATCTTTCCGCGTTCCTGTCCGAATGACTGCCCAGTGGCAGACTCCACAATCAGACGCACAAAGCGCTCTAGGGTGACAACCTGATCGGAGGTAAGGGCGGTAAACTGTGTGTCATAGTTGACCAACTCCTCCTGCGTGAACAGTGGGGTTACCACCGTGAACGAGTCCAGACGGTTGTATTCCTTTCCCTCTACGGTGTAGGTCCAGTCAACAACGACTTCCCCACCATCGGCAACAACAGAGTAGGGGATAGTAGCGGCGGTGTCGATTACCGACGCCTCCGTCTCGATGCCATTCTTGACAAAGGTTGCTGCGACCTCTTCGGCCTCGGCTATGCCCAGTTCAATTGACTTTCCAACCGTGTCTCTGTAAATTTCACTCATGTGTAGATTATACACCAACTTTCTTGATTAAGAGAATGAACTACCATTCCAGATATGCAATTCCATTTCACGCATTGTTGTTCCATCCCAGTAGTTTAGGGTCACCGGAACCATCTGCTCATTGTGCCAAACCTCTGTGATGATACCGTGTACGATGTCGAATACATCTGCCACATCTGATGCAGAGATGACTCCAGAGTCCTGTCTTGACAAGAGGATATCGACTGCAGCAGTCTGTCCTGCTGCAGAAACGTGTTGCTCTATTGCAGTTATGGTTCCAGAGTCAGACCTGTTGACAACAGATAGTCCAAAGCCTGCTGTCTCTGTGATGGAAAGTGTTCCTGCATCTGCACCGGCCGCCTTGACCACAACATTTGATACGTCAAGAACAGATAGCGATCCAGAGTCAGAGCCATTCTTGGGGAATGTTCCTGTGACAGATATTGAGGATGCCTCTGCTGCCGTCAGTACACCAGAATCAGTCCCCGGCCTGTCATTGAAGACTACCGCGCTCTCAAGCGTTGAAATGCTTCCAGAATCGTTACCGACGACGCCACGGAACAGCCCCGCTGTCTCTGTCGTGCTGAGGTTGCCAGAATCGCCCGCTGTAGCCGTTCCTGCAATAGTTCTGCCCTCGGTGGCACTCAGAGACCCTGTGTCGGTCGTGGTAATCTTAGGAGCGACGACAGAGGATTCTGATGTTGACAGGTTTCCAGAGTCAGAGCCGTTGATCGAAGCACCACCGCTGGCGATATTGTCAGAGCCTTCAACAGCAGAAAATGAACCAGAGTCACTTGCTGAAAGTGTAAACCCAACGACACTGCTGTCAGAAACGCTAAGGCTTCCAGTGTCAGTGCTGGTCATTACTGATGAACCAGAGCGACCCTCAGTGACGCTCAGGCTGCCACTGTCAGATGCTGAGACGATAACGCTCAGGGCCTTGTTCTCTGTCGTGGATAGTGAACCTGAATCAGATGCTGTTGCAGTTGCAGAAGCAGTTGCATTCTCAGTAACAGACAGATCGCCGGTGTCATCAGAATCAAGTGTGGAATCACTGTCAGACTGCTCCGTGACACTTAGAAGTCCATCATCATCACCATCGAATGCTGAGAAGATGGCTGCTGTTTCTACTGTATTCAGCGAGCCGGTGTCTACTGAAGAAAGTACAGCAACAATGACAAGGGCAGTGCTCTCAGTTACTGAGATGCTTCCAGAATCACTAGCCGCAGCAGTAATAGATGAAGTTGATGTGTCAACGGCAGATATAGAACCGCTGTCCGTCCTCGTAGAAGTCAGAGAACTCTGCGACACATCTGTGGTTGAGATGTTGCCAGAATCGACCCTTGAAAGGAACAGCGCTGAAGCGCTCTGCTCTGTAGCCGAAAGATTTCCTGTGTCTGTGGTTGAGATAACAGAAGATATTGAAGCAGTCTCAGTTGCAGAGATACTTCCTGTGTCTGTGGTAGCCACTGTAAGATTTGGTTGTGATGTCTCGGTTGCTGACAGAGAACCTGAGTCAACCCTGCTCAATGTCAGTGCTGAGGTGCTGACCTCAGTTACAGACAATGAACTTGAATCATTGGCCACCACCGCAATTGATACTGAAGATGTTTCCGTGGCAGATAGGCTGCCAGTGTCAATGGCTGACAACGTAGATGAACTCTGAGAGACATCAGCGATTGACAATGTTCCTGAATCTGTCGCTGTGACAGTTCCAGATATGCTGCTGACTTCTCCTGCTGACAGGTTGCCGGTGTCATTAGCAGACACCACCGCCGAAATCAACAGTGATGCAGTCTCAGTGGCTGACAGGCTTCCAGTGTCAGATGTTGACACGATAACAGCAGGAGCAGAAACTTCACCGGCAGACAGGTTGCCTGTGTCAGTACGTGACAGTGTTGAAGAACTCTGAGACACTTCTGTTGTAGAGAGATTGCCGGTGTCGGCGCTTGTTGAAGAACCGCCCAGAACTATCGCTTCAGTGGTTGAAATCGATCCTGTATCATTTGCAGTCACAACTGCAGAAATGACAGGTGAAGACACTTCTGTGGCTGACAATGAGCCTGAATCAGAAGTAGACAGCGTGGATGAACTCTGTGAGGCATCCGTCGCTGAGATTGACCCACTATCGCTTGCTGCTAGGGTCAGTGATATCAACAGTGAACTAGCGTCTGTGGTAGATATCGAGCCAGTATCAGTTCTTGTTGAAGAAAGCACCGGAGTGCTGGTTTCGGTTGCTGATAGATTTCCAGTGTCAGTCCTTGAAACAGTGATAGAGACTGATGACGTTTCTGCAGTAGAAAGAGAGCCTGAATCACTTCCAGATATTGGGTCTGCTCCGCCACCAGCAGCCGGTGGATCTAGAATCAGATAGGAAGTGTTTGCACTAGACTCCGCGTAGAATCCGTAATCGTTTGTACCGTTGGGTAGATTGTAAAAGAAAACCTGCCGCGAGGAAAAATTTGTAAAGTCATAGTGGTCGAGTCCAATAGTGTAAGACGCTGTACCTACAACTCCAGGGGTCGCGTTATTTGTTTTGTTTGACCAGCCTACCATCATTACCTGATTACTGACTGTGGCAATTTGATTTGTTTCAGTATCGTAAAACACAGGTACAGGGTCTGGCCCCACCCCTGAGTAACTAGTTACACTACAGTCAACGGTTTGTGTAGACCCTGCAGTTATCGTAATTGTAGTCGTGCCCGAACCCACTGCTTTAACACCCCAGTAGGTGTGCGTGGGGCCTGACCCCGGCGCGGCAGTACCCAACAAAGTGAAGGTCAGTCCTGTAGCAGATATAGACAGTGAGCCAGTAGGATTGAAAGCCTGAACCACAAGGTATTCTCCAGCGCTGTAACTGAAATTTGATAGAAGCCACGTGGTGTTAGGCGGTGCAGGAGTGTTCTCCAGCGTAGTAACAAGCACCGGAGGAGGTGTAAGTACCGTTTTGCTTGATGACTCGGTAGCAGAAAGTGAACCAGAGTCGCTTGCAGACTTGAGGTCTGACTTCAAAACGCTGGATGTTTCTGTTGCTGACAGTGAGCCAGTATCGGTCGCAGACTTTGATGCCTGCGCAGGCATTTCACGGAGACGGATTAGGTAGATAGGACCGGCAACGTTTGTTGTTGTACCACCGGCTGTGGCTGATACCGTAGGAGCAGCGGATGCCGTACCAGTGACTACAGGACCACGGGCAATCCAGCCACCCATATCGCTACCGGTGTTGGTTGTCCACTCGTTAATCTCTGTCAGAGCAACTGTGGTCATGCCAGTAGCGGCTACTGTTTCTGCAGAGAACTGCGTGCCTGCGCCGATATCTGTCGGGATAACACCAACAACGAGAAGTTCGTCCGCTACGGTCAGTCCGGGGTTTAGAGGCATGGTAGCCGAGTGTGACGTACCGGTGCTTGTGTCAGCGGCTCCCGTGCCGACGATATCTAGTACGTTTCCGGCAGAGCAACGGTAGGCGAAGACCTGTGCGGCTGAAACGTTGTTGCCGGTAACAGTAATTGCACCGGTTGTGTCTGTCGTACCCGTAGCAATCTTGTAGAAGATACCGACACGCATTGGCCCAGTGTCAATGCCTGTGGTACCAGTTCCACCAGAAACTGCACCCAACTGTGTCCATCCAGCAGGCGTCGTCGCGGGAGTAGTATCAGGCTTTGTACCAACGATGACAATAAGGAGGTCACCAACAGCGTGCGTGGGTGCTGTAGGAGAAGGGTTACCGGTTGAGTATACGGCTGCGGCGGTGCCGACATATGTAATAGCCATTAGGTCTTATTGATCCCTACCCAACCGCTGGTGTGTCTGTTTGTCAAAACCAAGGCGTCTATAACGGCCTTCAGCACGTTTGCAGCAGTGACATCACTGTTGTCTGTGATGGCGATGGATATGTTTAGGATGGTTGTCCCAGAGGTAGTGACACCTGCTGTGAACGCACTTGAATAGCCAGCCCACGCCATACCTGCAATGGCACTGTTAACCCTAGTCTGGGCTGCATCACGATTTGCCTGACTAGAAAATGTTGCTGATCCTGTAACTGTGTATGGCATCACTACCTCCTTTCATAAGTAAACCGCCATGCCAAGATGAAGGTTGTCCATCTGGCATGGCGGTTCAGTGTTACTGCCTACTATGTTAATACTGATATGATTATATCATGACAGTTCTTTGTCAAGTTATCCTCAGCTAACTCCCAGAGTGAGTGTGACCGTGAACTGCCACGTCTGTGCAGAAGTCTTGGTACCTAGAGACTCAGCCTTTCGGTTGAGCATCGTTCCCGCTGAAGATGCATTGAATACTCCCCATTCCTGCCACGCCCAGTTAGCGTCGGTAGTAGCAAAAGTAGAACGGAAGGTAATGACATTGGCTGCCACCTGTGGATATGTTGCGTCCATAGCCTTCCTCAACTTATTCGTTGCTGCCTGCAAGTCGGTCTGAGCAGCAGCAAATGCGGTGGCAGAATCGCCAACACCGATGTACGAGTTTCCGTTGTTGAACGCTGTTCCCGTTCCAGTTGTCAGACCGGCCACATAGTCGCGGTATGCGTTAGTTAGACCCAATTGTTTCACCTCCTTGCGGCTCTACAACCTTGACGACTTCGCCATCCTCAAGGTATTCGTGCTTTGTCATTACCCCGTCTGTGAGGTAAACCCTTTCTACGACGTTTCCATCCTCTGGATCGCCGTCAAACTTTTCTAGGAGAACATCTTCTCTGATGATGACCTTTACGTCTTCATTCATGTTATTCTCGCCCATATGAATCCCTCCTGCTCTGGTCCCCACCCGAATTCAACGGCTGGATTGTTCTGCTGTACGTAAACGTTCTTGAGGCCGGGCGGTCCTTGTGGTCCCGGCACATTGATATCTATGTGTGCTGCACGCTGTGGAACTGTGACCTCTATATTCAACGAGTCCCTAGGAACAGTGATGGTCATTGACTGTGGAACTCTGCCTACAGCCATCATTGGCCTGTCTTGTATTGTGATATTGGCAACATCAGCCATGAGGCTCATTCGCTGACCTCCTCAGTGACAAGGATAGTTCCTGCTAGGAACGTCCTTCTTTTTCCCTCAGTGTCAGACAATTGTAGATCGTACTTGTAAGGCACTTGTGGTTGCAAAAGCGCTGTGTCTTCACCGGCGATTGATGCCGTTACCCTTCCGTCCGTCGTGCCGACTTCAATGTCAAACTGAGGTGCTTCGGCGGTGCCGTTGTCAGATGACTTCTTGATCTGAGCAATACCTGTCCACCCAGTAAGGTTCAGCGGCGTGCCTGTATTGTCCTTGAGCACAACGTTGAACTCAAAGTCATCGCCCTGATATATCTCGATATCAAAGCGCTTAGGCTTTATGCTGGCACCCTGTGTGGGTGAATTAATGATGCTCATGAGTAGTATTTCTCTGCCTCCTCTGCCGTAGCAATTCTAAACCCAAATACGTTGTTGAGAATGAAATCAGCATCGTGCCTCTCAACAACAAGGAATGGGTGCTCCTTGGTGAACTTATATCCTCTTACTTCGTAGCGTGGGTTTCCACGCTGCATCTTCAGCAATACGGGATCGTTGCTGCCTGTGAACTTCTTGGCGGCACCGGCCTTTTCTTCTGCTACTTCATCCTCCAAGTCCTCTGGGTCTGGGAATGAAGCCTTGTACATCTCCCATGTTACTGGTGGTTCAGCCGCGTTCAGTGCGGCGCAAATCTGCTGCTTGTTCGCTTCCTCTGGTACTTCAACGCCGAAGTAACTTGCCACCATCAGTAGCAAATCCTTGTTCAGGTTCTTGAACGCCATAGGTTCTCCTTTCGATTGTCTTCTCATTATAGCATCTAAGGATTTGTTGGGAGCACACGACGTTATGACAAAGCCGGGAGACGAATCTCCCGGCTCTATCATAACACGTAATTTATCTTATGAAGATTCCTTAACGTTCTTTACCACGACGAATGCGTCGGGGTTCTCGACCTGCATGCCTACACGCGTGTAAACGGTGTATTCTACAGTGTCCTTCTTGGGCTTGAACTCACGGTAAACCTGAATCTCTCGCTTTACTCCCCATAGTAGGTTCTGTGGGTAGGTCAGCCAGACATCACTGTGGTTACCTGATGCGCCTGAGTAGTCACCGGTCTGGTTCTGGTCGAAGAACGGAACTTCCTGAATAGGAGTACCGAATGCGTTACCAGTGATGAATCCTGCTGGACCGTTGGGGGTCACAGCCTGATTAATACCAGCGGCTGCCATTGACTCTGGCGTAATGAAGTTCGTGTCAAGTTGCTGCAACGAGAACATGTAGTCCTGAATTGCACCAGTACCTGCGAAGAACTTTAGGCCAGCGCGGTTACGATACTTACGTGGCAGTGCCTTTAGGGCCTTGTGCCAAACGGTACGGTCTGCTGGTCCACCTGCGTGGTCAACAACGTGGCCAAGACGGTTTGCACGCTTTGACCATCCGTCACCCTTGCTTAGTAGCGGGTCGTCGGTAATGTCAATGTCTCCATTGATTGCGAAATCCTCCAAGTCCTGCGCTGCCTGAGTCGTCATTAGACGGGCAACGTGGTCCTCAAGGGCTGCGCCCTCCAAACCGTCTTCAAGTGCTTCGGTGGAAAGTTCCCAGTCCATACGCAACTTTGCTGTGGTCATTGCAATCTTAGCGAATGCGACACCGGCTGGTAGGCCGTCGTCCACTGCTTCTGTTGCTCCACGTAGAAGTCGAGTACCAACTGCAATACGGTCAACCTCCTGCGTGTCAGACTTCATCTTGATGGTACGTACCTGTCCTGCTAGTACGGTTGCATCCCACATGTAGTCAATGAATCGGTTTGACTGTGCTGGCGATAGCAGTCCATCACCCTTACCCGGCTCAGTGCCGAGGCTGGTGGTAGCAATCACCTTCTGTAGTAGTTCATTACTCATAGTTTTATTTCACCTCTCTTTGTCTTAGAATGATTTCTCATCGTAGGGAATCAATACCGAGGAAGTGTCCTCCCCACAAACTGTCAGTCTGACCCTTTTCCACGGTCTCTGACTCTTCCCCCGACCCGCCAAGGTCGTTGGACTTTCTCATCGCACCCTCGCTGTTCAATGTCTTGATAGACTTCTCTACCTTCTCTACATCCTCAGCCACGGTGGCAAACTTATTCTTCAGTTCAGTATGCTCTGTCTTAAGACCCTCGATCTTTTCGTCAGCGCTCTTTGTGAACTCATCAAACCTCTTGGTCAACTCTAGAACTGCATCGTTGAGTTCTGTTACATTTCCTGCCAGAACCTTCTCCATCTGCTCTCTAAAACCGTTGAACATCTTTGTCAGGTCATCTTCTGCCTTGTCAACTTCGGAAACGTCCTCAGTAGCCTCTTCATCGACCTCTTCAACCTCAGATACCTCTGCTGGAGCATTTTCCAGATCAGATGCTGGGTTGTCTACGGATGATGCAAGTTCAGGCGCTACCTGTCCAGCCTCACCGGGTTCCGTAATTGGACCGGCCTCTTCTGGCCTTGCATTCTTTTCTACTGTATCTTCTGCCACGTCAACACCTCCTTCGTTAATTGCAGTTGCCTGCATGTTGTTCGTTTCTAGATACTTCTTGACAGTCTCACTCAACTTTACGTTCTTCTCGTTGACATCACTGTACTCAAACCATCCAATATCACTCATGTCGTCGCCACAGTTGGGGCAGACCTCTGAGTCTTGGACGGAAACCTTTGCGATAGCGTCTTCATAGCAATAGAATGCTGTGGCGCTGTCCATAGTGGCAATAGAACCCTTGACCACTGTTTCACCTGCAACCTTTTCGAAGGAGGCAATATTTGCAAGTTGGTTGGCGGGGTTGTCAACAAGGGACAGTTCTGTTAGACTGTAGTCGGTGACCTTCCTCACGCTGACACCGGCGTCCTTGTTGAACTCTTCTTCAGAGTCAAGAACCTCACCGCCGATTGAAAATCCAGTCAAGGTTCCATCTAGAACCTTCTCCCATGTATCAGGGGCACCCTTTGAAACGTATGCTGAGACAAATACACCCTTGTAGTGCTTGTCTGTATTCTTGTCGTAGAATGTGTCTTCCACAAAGGAGACCATCTTTCCTACGGCGATTGGCTGGTGCATCTCTCTGATGTTTCCACGGAAACGACTGAAGGCACGCGAAGAAGCCTCCGCTGACACTAGATCGTTTTGTGTGTCAATGTTGTCTAGGGACGCGAAACCGTGAACAAGCCTTCTTTCCTTGTCCACCTTGGTAAGGGGTACGGCTAGGCTAATCTTGTTGCCGTTAACTCCCCAATTTGCCTTTTCAATCTTCATGGTTGAATAATACCATTCATTATTTCTAAAGGCCAAATCCTGTAAGTCAACCAAGAAGGGTTTCGCGGTAATCAACAACCTTCGTACCCTTGACTTTCATCTTGTTCAACCGGCGCTGAAGGCTTCTTGTGGTTGACTTTTAGATTCAAATATACGAACGCTGAGTAGATTCCTATCGCAAGCGCAGTGATGCCACCGGTGTTCTGCCAGTCACCGAAAAAGTACAGAGCACTGATGAGGAACCAGTGCATGAATCCAATCCATGATCCTATGATCAGCGATCTATAGGAGTTCCTGATGACTCCCCAGACAATAACGACACCAGCCACGACCGCAGCCAAACCCCAGAACAATTCTGGGGCTAGTTGACTCATGTATGAGTACAGGTCTGCCGTGCCGAATACATCCCACAACGGTGTGGCGACCCAAAGCCCCCACACCGTTGTGTATACTCCCAATATGATTACTGCTGATGTGTTGATAGGCTTCATCATGGCAGCCTTCAATCCGTTTAGCATTATGGTGTAGTTCTACCTTCTCCCTTTGTGTTTCTCCCCTGACCAGCGCTATCTGTAGCATTTGCACTTCTAGCCCTGTCTCTGGCTCGACCGCCTGTGGCGGTAGTCTTCGTTTCAGACGCTTGCTGCGCCTTGAAGTCCACAATGGTATCCCCACCCTTGATAGACGATTGTCCCTTACGAGCACGAATCTCGTTCGGCACCGCCCACTGATTTCTAATGGCACGCTCATCGATCTTGCTCTGCGTGTCTTCGTCAGTAAGCGTAAGTTCTGTCAACTTGAAGTAGAACGCATCTGTACGCTCCTTTACAATTCTAT